AAGACTGTATTTGCCATTTTAATATCCTGTCGCCATCACGGCGAGAAAGTTGTTTTAACGTTGTTTTTTTCGTAACTGCTGGTTTCTGCTTTTCATCCATTCATCCGTCGTCATTCTTTCGGGATTCTTGGTTGCTGGTGCAGACTTGCCGACGGTTTTCACTGGTGTTGCTGGTGTTGTCGGTTTTTTAGCTGGTACTGCTTTCTTGTTTAACACTTGATGACCAATCATTGCCGCGTGCAATGTCTTTACAATTCGTGGGTCGGTAATGCCTTGCAAATCCTCAATTGCATAACCCAGCTCTTGGTGGGCAAATGACAAAATGTTGGTTGCCATTTCTTGCCCCCAGCCTGGTAATTCTTTCGCTAAAACTGCATTGCCTTCTGCCGCCGCATTCGCTATGCGTTGTTGCGCCTCGGCTTGTTGGCGTGCATCGTTTTGCTGGATTTGCTGTAATGCCTGTCCGCGTGTTTCTTTTAAGTTTTGGAACTCAAAATAAAGTTGTTGCGCTTGCAATGGGTCTTCATTTGACAACGCTTGCCAGTTCACTTGCTGGAATTGCTGTAAGCGTTCATCAATTGCAACGACTTTCGCCACGTCACGAATGTTTTGCTGAATCGACTGTTGCGTTTTGGTTTGTTCAACTTCAAATGCTTTGCGTTGTTCAGCTAACGATTGCGTTTTTTGCGTGTAGTCAGCTTGCATCATCAAAAGCGGTTTTAATGCCTTTGGTACTTTGTACTTCTGCCCGTCGTGTTCGAGTTCTTCCTCGTCGTCCTCTTCGGGTTCTGAATCTTCGTCAGGTTGTTCGTCGTTCGAATCCAATTCCGATTCAATTTGTGTATCGTCATCTTCTTCGACTGCTTCTGGCTCAATGCCTTCTACTTGGTCGTTTTCTTCCATTTTGTAAATCCTCTAAGGGAAAATTGCCGTCATTTCGACGGGTTAAAAAATTTACCGCACTGGCGGATTCATATTCACAGGTGGCGGTGGTTGATACGGTTGTATCGCTGGGACAATCGGTTGATTACCCAAAACATCGGGACTGTTTAAAACTTGTTGAACTGTTTGCAATACCAATGCCTGTAATTGGTCAGGCGGCATAACGGGTTGCATGATTTTTAATCTGTCGGTTTCAGCTTTGAATCCATCGATTTTTAACTTTTCAGCGTCAATCATGTGGTCAAGCTGTAATGCCTGTAACTGTTGACTTGCCTGTGACAATTGCGCCTGTAGCATTTGCATTTGTTGTTGATGCTGTTGTTGCAATGCCATCATTTGCGGGTTTTGACCTTTGATTTCTGGTGGTAGCATCATTGCTAAACGTTCTGATATTTCCTCAGAACCATTCCAATCAAGATTTTTCACCAGTAAATCACTAATCAAACTAGCCGCTTGTGGCATAACGCGGATAAGTTCGAGCATTTGATTTGCCGCTTCTTCGCGCTTGGTGCTAAATGACGCACCTGTTTCAACGGTTACGTCATACTTACCAACGGTTAAATCAAAGATTTTTTCTACACCTTTTGGAGTAACGGTTGGTGTGCCGAGTGGTACGTTGGTTGGTTTTTTATCTTCGCCCAAAATTCGCACGATACGTTGTCCGTTGTACACGCTAGGGATTAGGTCAACTAAGATTCTGCCTGTGTGACGAATTGCACGCGATAAGTTATCAATAAAATGGAACGTCGATGTATCACTTTCACGTTGACGCGCTAGAATCGCTTTGCCGCTTGTTTCGTTACCTTGCGCTCCCATGCCAGCATCAAAAATGCCGATAATTGATTTAATATCGTCCGCCGCATTCATAGCCTCTTGAATCATACCAACAGGCGGTTGCGGGAACGGTTGACGCATTGGCGGCTCGATGCCGTCGTATTCAATAAACGGATGATTCTTAACGTTAGCCGTATTCCATTTTTCAATGTCAGAATTAAACGCGCCTTTTTTGCCTATGAATGGCGTGCGTGGTGCGAGTGCCATCATTTCGGTGGCATTGGTACGCCAAAAATTGAATTGTCTTTGGCTGTCTTTAGCGTCGCGAATTAGTGAGCGGAAATAACGCTTGCCCTCGATATTCACCTCATCGCCATACACGGGAATAATCGGGATATAACGACCTGACCATTCTTTTGATTCAAGCACTTCCGCGCCTGTCAAAATGTGTTGTGTGACTTTGTGTGATTCGACTTCGCGTGTGTTGGTAACTGTGATACCTAGAGCGTCATAGATTTCCTGATGTTCTTTGTAGACATCTTCATCTAAAACCGTGCCATCCGATAATTGAACGATGGTTTTGTTACTTGGCTTACGTTCCCAGTATTCACAGACAAGGATTTTTTCACTATCAATCCAAGGCTCGGATAGATGCTCGTATGAATCCCAGTTGGTTTGTTCTTTATCTTTCCATCGACGTTCAAATTCGTCTTTGGTCACCAACTCAGTCACAAACGCGCAATTCCAATCGCTTGAATCGGCACAATCGCTGTCAGGGTCAGCATAAATGGAGAATGGATTAGCTACACGCTCAATACACAAATCCATGTCAAATGTGTCATCGTGTGCGTGTTCGATATTTACGCGCCAATAACCGAAGCCCATTGTCACAGCATCTTCTAAGGCTGTATCGTAGGCAATGTCGGCGTTTGATGTGTATTCGATGTTGCGGATTAACCCGTTGAGAATTTCAGCCGTATCCGTATCGGATTCAGAATCGACAGGATGACATTTAATAGCGGGTTTATTTTGACGCGAATCATTCACAACTTGGCGAATGTACGCGGGTAATTTATTGATTGTCAGGCAAGGTCTGCCGTCGATTTCACGTTGACGTTTAACTGAATCGTCCCATTGCTCACCGAGGCGTGCAAACCGTTTATCCTCAAGTCCTGCTTTGCGATTATCAGCTTCAACTTCTGCGGCACGCTCGAACAACTCTTTTGCGTCTTCGAGAATATCCTCAACCGAATCTTCGTCTTCGTTTTCACTTTCGTTTTCTTTAATTGCGATGTTTGCCATTGCATAAATCCATAAAGGAGTTTGCTGTCATCACGACAGTAATTTTGTTGCTGTGTAAAATCTAAAGGGACATATTGATTTTACATACTTTTTCAATATCGGATGTTAATCCGCATTAATCATTGGCTTAAATGGTGAATTAGCCCAAAATACTTGCCAGTTTTTAGGCGAGTCGTAATAGGTGGTTATGCCTGCATTTGTCACTTTGCAACGCTTATCTATAAGGCTTATGTTTTCAAAAAAGAAATCTGACGCATCTTTAAAGTGATGTTTCGCATTTTCGTTTTCAAATTCAAAAATTTCTGGTGGTTTATAGCCTTGCAAAATGTAGATTGCTTGAACCCACGACCATTTTGCCCGATTAAAATAACGCGCTTTATCTTCGTTCGTGAGTAATTCAAGCGGTAAAACTGGCGTGCTGTTTGTGTCTATCATTTATCCCATCCATCCACCCGCATGAGGCGAGTAATCAGTTGTTCTTTTCTTTGGTTCTGTTGTCGCTATGTCAACGCCCGACATAATCAAATAGCGTGTTGCGTCCATGATGTGGTCGTTTTCTTTCACGATATTTCCTTTTTCGTCACGTCGATATAAACGAAATTCGCTTAACCAGTTCGACATCGACTTAAACACTTTGAGCTTACCCGCGGATAACCGTTGCCAAACTGCATAAAGCCCCGCTTCACGCGCATTTACCGCAGGTTGTAAGGACAAGCCATGTTGAACGTACTGCTCAAACAACTGTATTCCGTCCACCTGACTACGACCGCGTGACGCTGGGTCGATAACGCCGTTTATCCACTCACCGCGTGATTTAATTGAATCTGCGTGGATAACGGGTTCAGCTTGTCCGCGATAGTGTTCACTAAATAAATAAACCGTGTCTGTGTCGCGGTCAATTGCACCCCATACTACCGCCGTGCGATTCCAGCCAACGTCCATGCCGTAGACTTTCGCCCAATGCTCAGGAATAGGGAAGTCATCCACAACAATGTCAGATTCTGGCACAGGATAAATTGCACCAGCCCCTAATTGCGGTACACCTTTCGAGCGTGCATCACGTTGAAACGGTGGGATAGATTCCAGTAGTTCAGCTTTTACCGCGTCACTCAAATGCGGCACGTCGTCCCACGTTGCCATGACCACGAACTTGTTGCCGTCATTTTGTTCAGCGAGTTGACCGTTAGGCAAGAATGCTAAAACCACTTCTGAAATCCCCATTAGCGGCGTAAATGTCAGCATCAACATTCCGTTATTTGTCATCGTCCGCAACAGGCATTCCGTGTAAATGTCTAGCGGTGGTTCTTCGTCCAACAAAATGACATCTTGTTCACTACCTTGGAACGCTTCGCGACGTTGGTCGTAAGATTTAAGGTTTAGCGTCGATGTTCCACCGCTGATGTGCTTAACTAGAATAATCTCAACCGCGTCAGCAATACCCGATTTGGCTTTGGTATCAATCAAGTTATCATGCGGGATTAAACCTGTGCCGTAGTTGCCTGTATTGCCTAACAACTTCTGTTGCAAAATATCACGCGCTGTTTTGCCTGTATCACCAGCCGCCCACGCTTTAATCGGATGGTCAAAACGCCTACCAACCCACCAGTCGGGATAATTACCCGTCAAATGCAATGTGAGTTCATAACAACCGACTGATTCCGTTTTGCCTACGCGGTTAGCGGCAAGCATTAAGCGTTGACGATAGGTTGCACCCGCTTCAAAGAATGATGTGTGCTTAGTGTAAAGTTCGCGTCTTAGTTCGCCTGTGTCGGGAAAGTACGTCAAAATCTTACGTCTTGATTTGCGTAATTCTCTTTCTTCAAGTAATGCTAAGATTTCGCGCTTGTTCATTCTTAGCCGCAGGTTTTTAGGGTGATTCTTAGATTTGACACGCTTAAAGTGTCTAATGCGTTACCTACTAGCCCCCACAGTCCCACATATACGGTAGTAGCTGGCTGTAAGAGTGCGCCGTTAAATACAGTGAACGCCGTAGCACCACTGAAGTTTGACGCACCGTTTTTGTTACTTGAATAAGCACTACCTATATCCACAGTTGTATCTGATATAAAACGAATGTCTACGCTAGTTGAAATATAACCCGCTGTTGCAGTAGTATTGCTTACGCCCAAATGAAGTGCAGTACCAATTGTTCCAGTTTGCGTTACGTCCTGATTTCCCAGAAATAATGAAAGCGTTGTTGTTCCGTTTTGCAGCGGCTTTAAGACTGTCGCTTGCATTTCTATCACATCACCCGCGCCTAGCATTCCAAGTGGAATTTGGTAAGTTAGTAGTTTTGATAGTGTTTGTGATGATGTACTATTTCCGCCCACACCGTTATTTTTTAAAATAACCTGTCCACCTACAGCTCTCCATCTAACGCCATCGCTATACCACTCACTACCACCCAAACCAACATCAGTGAACATAAATCTATCGGTGTAAGGTGCTACCGAACTTATTGCAGGACGATTCGCCCATGTTGTTACGATTACGCTCGAGCCACCAGCGCGTGCAATGTTTATTGTTCCCATATCACGCTCCGACTGTTACGCGAACTTTTGCGGACGTGCCAGAAATAGCAGTACATGACGCATAAACATAAGACCATTCGGCGGGAATTTGCGCTCCTGCTGTGTCTGTTGTTGTGCCGCTTAATGTTGCAGTTGCGAGCAATACAGCATTTGTTTTTACAGGTTCATTTGAGCCATAAAGCAAAACTGTTGCACTAACCGCGCCTGTGCCTGTAACTGATGCTTGAAATGTAATCCCATCGCATAACGTTTCCACGAGTTGCGAATCGCCCGTTGTTGTAATGTTGTCGAGAAGAATAAATGTCGGTTTCATTTGTTTGTCCGTTATGTTTATTTAGAACCAATCCAGCGAGCTGATGAACCTGTGCGAACGTCGATGTGTGTAAAATTTTGGTATTGCCCCAATCCTTTGCATCTAACGCCAAAGTGCGAAGCCAAATAGTCGTGAACGTCATGAGCTGACATCCCTGCAACTTGAATATCAGCCGCATTGCCAATAACGTGCTGACTGTGTTTTGCGCCATCAACTTTTGCGTTATGTTTTTGACAGCGATAACCGCTAGTAATAGTGATTGATTTGCCTAGTTTTTCGCGGATTGCTTGCAGTAATTCAATTAAATGCGGATTCATGCCGTGTTCTGGTAATTTGCCACAGCATTTGCATTGAAATTCTTTTGAATCAAAATTTTCAGATAATTTCATGGTTTTCTTCTTTCTGCAACCGATTCACCAACGCGAAAACGACCAACAGTCTGGCAAGGTTTCTCGAATAATCTTTCTACTGCGAGCGTCATGCGGTTAACGCTCTCAAGCCATTTCTCTCGCTCAAGATTGTGACGTGTTGCTTGTTCGTCGATACGTTTGTCTGTTGCGTCATTTAATGCGCGTAGTTCTTTTATGAGTGCGTAATTTTGATAGAACAATGCGCCAATGACTGCACCGCTTAAACCGAATTGCTGAAATATGCTAAATAATTCCATTTTCTTGACATCATCTCGACGTTAGTTTTTTTTGATAATAACAAAATCGAAACAATTTGTTAGCGTTTCTCTAAAAAATAAGCGTTAATTTTTGCATCGAGTTCCTCATCACTAAGGTTTTCGAGTGTGACAACTGATTCGATTCGGTTAACAAAATCGCCCTGTGCCTTGCCTAGAATCTCGCTGGTCTTAATCCGATAATCCATTTTTTCGTTCTTATCCATCATAACGCTTGTCCAAAACCGTTGTCTATCAATAGCAGTTGCAATGCGTTCATCGTCTTGTGCGTTGGTTATCGACTGTAGATAGTTGATAACCATAGGTTTTGATAAGTTTTCACTAGCAATTTCTTGAGCTGATGATTCACTATAACCAGCCCCGATTGCCGCCTTTGTTCCATTGCCTCCATTTGCCGCATACAACTCGCAAAAAACGCGCTGTTTTGTTGTTAAAGTCATTTTTCTACTCCTTAAACTCTATCGCATCAATTTTTGCTATTGCATTTTGCAGTTCTAATCGTAATTTATCAAAGCATGGCTTTTCGGAAGTTCGCACAACATCCCCGCCAACCCCCGACGAATTCCAAAAAATAAACGAATCAATCAAATTGTTAATTGTGAATGATTGACTAATGAATGTGTCTTCACCGAACAAATACTCAAGGTCTTCTTTCAATCTCTCGGTGTTAATGAAAGATAATTTATCGTCATCGTCATCACAATCTATTAAAAAACAATTTATTCCGATAACGTTAATCGAAATCGAAAACTCCATTTCTTTTTCTTCTAGCTGTTTACATGGGTAAATATAGGGATTTTTAAAAAAAATCCCATCGCCATCAAAAGATTCAAAAGTTTCATTGATGTCATAAAAATAAAGTTCTTTTATTTCTTTTTCGCTCATTTCAGAATTACGTTTTTCCATTATTCAATTCCTGCGTAGTTTTTCGTTTAATTTATTGATATTTCTGTTTTTAAATGATAAATCACTCATTTTTTAATAGCATTTGAATAAAAAGTTGTGACAGTTTTGTGATAGTTTTGTGATAGTTTTTGTGATGGTTTTTTCTTTATAAATCATTCTCTTGTGATAGTTGTGATAGTTATTATTAAAAAACAGGTTTGTTTGTAATTTGAAATGAACTTAAAAAAAACTGTCACAACTGTCACAACTATCACAAGTCCTTAATTCATAAAGAATTATTTTTGTGATAGTTGTGTTTTAACTGTGACAACTGTCACAATTAATTGATTTATAAGTGATACTTGCGTTTTTTATCATCAACAAGAATGTCGAATTGATTTAAAAACTCTTGTTCTAGCGTAGTGCTTACGGTATCAGCACCAACAAAATAGGCAGTTACTTTTTTAGTTGTAAACTTTATTGAACAGTAACTTTTGATGATTTTCTTCTCTGAGGCTATTGCACGTCCGAACGTTGTCGAGCTACTTGGGAATCGTTCGCCGTTTTCAGCGCACCAGCATTGATAAGCCCAATATAACGATGTAGCGGCAACCGTTTGAATCGGGAAACCAGCTTCGCCATCTAACCACTGTTTAATAAAATTCTGCTCAGTCGTTAAATTCGCGTCAATAATGTCTTTTTTCGCGTCAGTCAAAAGTGGTTTGGTGTGTTCGTTGAAATCACCGCAATCATAATTTAACAAATAACCTAACAAATCCGATTCAACAATGCTAGATTTCAATTCGGTGAAATAATCCACGTCCATGTCATCGGTTTTTTGGGTTTTAATAACCATAAATCGACGGTCATCTTTATTGGTATCAATCGGCACATCTTCATTTGATAGAAAAACAAAGTTAGCAAAATTCGCTTCAATGCGCTCTGGCATCGACTTTTGATTGATAGAAACAAAAGGCTCGGTGATTAACTGTTGCAATTTGCCTTTGATATGACGACGTTCACGACGGCTAATCACTTCGTTTGCAAC